CGGCGATGGCGCAGGTGAGCCACTGTTGCCAGTCTTCTTGTTCTGCAGTTGCGTGGAATTGCGTTTCGGGCATGAGCGGCTCCAGCATGCGGTAGCAATGACGGGTGGCGGCGGATGGGGTGGAGCACGGCCGGATCATACGGCTCGGTGTAGCCGCCGCCGCTGCGGTCACATCCGCGTTCGCCTGCTCCCGGCTGTTCGGCACGGGTGGCACCCTCATCGGTACCGCTGTCGGCGCGGTCGTCTCCGGTGCCGCAGCTGAACTGTACGGGCGCGCCGCAGCCGCCGCCAAAGCACGTCTGCCGCGGCCGGAGCTGAACGGCCGCCTGGTCGCCGAGGTCGCGGCAGGCTGCGCGGTGGTGGCTGTGGCGGCTTTCGGGGTCGTCTACGGTGTCGAGAAGGCGACGGGGAGGCCCCTGTCGGCGGTGACGACAGGGGCGGATGTGCGCGGTGACTCGTTCACCGGTTCAACGCCGTACACGCCGCCTGCCGCACCTGCGCCGTCGGTGTTGCCGACGGTGGATCCGTCGGTGCCGCTGGCCACGCCGTCGCTGTCATCGGTTGCGAGCCCGGGTGTGGTCACCTCGAGCGCGGCGCCGGGCCCGTCACCGTCGGCGACCGAACCCGCCGTATCGCCCAGCGAACAGTCGCCGGAGGTTCAGGCGCCGCAGCCCGCCGGGACACCGATCGTTACCTCGTCGCCCTAAGCGGCCTCCGGAACAGGCTGACCACAGTGCGGGCACGCCGTCTTCCCCGCCATAAACGGCCGGCCACACCCATCACACCGCGTCACACCGTAAGCATCCAGCCACGACACACCATCGATCCAATACGCCTGGATCACCGCATCACCGTCATCGGTGGACCGGCCCAGCCGCTTCCGGATGTCATCCTTCGACTCAACCTGAATCTTCCCACCCGACAAAACCTTCCACCCAGGCGCCGACAGATCACCCAGCAGCATGTCATCATCAGGCAGGCACACATCCGGAGTCGCCGACGGGTCGAGCTGCTCCCGCAGACCCCACCACGCGGCGGAACGGATGTTGGTGAACGCGAGCTCACCGGTGGCGTCCCGTTTGCGGGTACCACCCGATGCGGTGAACGGTTCCGCTTTCGCGCCCATCTCACGCAGCCGGTCCAGCACACCGGCACCGATCCCGATCACATCGACCAGTGCGGTCGCCTCCGGGTCGGCGTCGAGGGCGCCTTTGACCCGGCCGGTGGTCTGCATCGTGTCCTCTTTGGCGGAGCGGCGGAGTTCGACGAGGACGGGGCCGCGGCGGATCGCCTGGACGGTGCGGTCTTCACCGGAGCGGGCGACGTCGACACCGATGATGTGCGGGCCTGGCAGGTCGGGCCGTCCAGCGTGGTCCCATTCGTGCCAGCGTTCGACAGCGGCCTCTGCCCAGGCCAGCGGCACGACGGAGTCCTCATCGCCGGCGTGGAAGTCACCGAGGACACGGTTTACGTAGATGGCGGACTGTTCGCCCCATTGGCGGGCGCGTTGTTCGGCCCAGTCCTGTGAGATGCGGCCCGCGTCGATCGCCTCGGCGAGGGTGACGTGGCGGGCGTGCCAGTCTTCGTAGCCGGGGCGGTGGGCGTGGATGTCGTAGAACCGGCCTTGCGGCTGCCCGGGTGTCGACAAGGCCAGGGCGTACGCCTCGCCGAGGCCGGAGAACGCGCCTTCGCAAGCATCGAACGTGCCCGCGGGGATGCTTTTCGACTCGTCATAGATGAACAGGAGCCGGTCGGCGTGCGCGCCTTCGATCAGGGCGGGGTTAGTGCAGGCGGCGGCGAACGCGGCGCCGTGACCGAGCCGCATGTTCAGGTTCAGCAGTTCAGCTTTGGTGAAGGTGCGGTCGCGGACTTTGTCCCAGCGGAGCCGCCCGGCCCATTTGTGGATCTCGGGCCACAGGTAGTTGATGAGCTGCCGCCACGCCCCGGCGGTGGTGACCGCTTTCCATTCGACTCCGGCGGCGTCGGAGGTGAGCGCAAACCACAGCAGCGTGATCGCAGCGATCGCTGACTTGCCGAGACCGTGGGGACCGCGGACAGCGCAGCGTTTCCGTTCGGCTAGGCCACCGATGATGTCTTGCTGGTAGGGGGTGAGACCGTCACCGCGCCAGTCGATGCAGTCGGCGGCGAACCCGAGCGGGTCGTCGTAGTAGAGGGCTACGCCTTTTTTGATCCTCGCCGCGCGCTGCTGAAGTTCCCGCAGGTAGCGGAGACGGTCAAGGGGTGCCTGAATGATCTGGGTTGAGGGCAACTTCGGCCTCGAGCCGCCGGATTTCGGCTTCGATCATGTCTTGGGTGACGACTTCGATGCGGGCCTGTGCGGGGGCGTAGAGGCCGCGGAGTTTGTATTCCTCGACGTCGATTTTCACGAGCCGGTCGACGGCGGCGAGTATCGGGAGCAGGTCGGGGAGGGGGGTGCCGTCAGGGCCAGTGACGATTTTCCCGGATGGGCTGGTGATGTAGTGGCGGCTGGAGGCGACGCGCCAGGCGAGGCGGCGGTAGTCCTGGAGCCGGTCGAGCATCATTTGCATGACTTCGGGGCTGCGCAGGGTTTCGCTGGCGGCTGTTTTGGCGTGGCGGCGGATGGCTTCGCCGACTGATCTGGTGCTGCGGAGGCCGACTTGGGGCATGATCTGCCGGTAGGAGAAGCCTTTGCAGTAGAGGTCGGCGCATTTGGCGTCGCGTTCGAGGGTTTCTACTGAGGGGCGGCGTGGCACGCTTTGTTCACCGTCCCTTGCGTTGCGTACACGTTAGGTGGTTTGACCTGCTGCTCACTGCGGAATGAACTCGACGCCGCAATTTGGGCAGGTGATCGGTGGTTTCTCGTCGGGCCGGACCTGTTCATCGTCCGGCGTGGCCCCGATGTCTGGCGGCTCGATGAGTTTCGCGACGTCTTCAGCGGTCCAGCCTGTGCCGTCGTAGTCGTCGTCCAGGTAGGACAGGAGTTCGGCGAGTTCGTCGGGGTCGTCTGTCGCGATGTCCGACAAGCGGTTGTCGGAGATGTTGACGCGTCGGGCTTCGTCGTCGGTGCAGCGGATGAGGCCGCAGTGCGCGGTCTGGTGTCCTTCGGCGGCCATGGCTTGGACGGTGTGGTTCCCGGCGAGGACGACGAAGGCGGGTGGTTCGTTGATGACGCGGACGACGACGGACCTGTATTGGCCGAGGCGGCGGACGGAGGCGCGGATTTGGTCGAGTTGGCCGCGGCGGGCGTTGCCGGGGAAGAGGGTGAGCTGATTGATGTCGATGTCACGGACGCCGAGCATCTCAACCGCCACTATGCCTCCACGACGGGCCGGAAGTGGCGGTCTTCAGGTTCGGGTAGCCATCCGCACATCGCGGCGACGGCAGTGACCAGGTACGGGGTGGGCGAGGTGGTGTCGAGGTCGCCGGGGAGATCGAACACGGTGCGAGGTTACAGGCCGCGGCCGGGCGGGGGGTGTGCTCCGACTCCGTCCCGGCCGCGGCGAACCTAGCGCCCAGAAGGTGGTGGACTATTGGGCACCAGGTAAACAAGGAGCGCTGACAGGCACGCGGTGACTGCGGGGGCCCATTGCGCCTGCGGGTAGGCGGTCTGGACGATGGTCAATGCTGCGCCTGCGGCGGCGACGAGCAGCTTCGAATACTGCCCGGCGTTCCTCATCGGTTAGGGCGTGGGGGGCTGGTCTTCGGGGGTGCCCTCGGTCACCACCAGCGATGTCGCCGCACCAGACACAACCGTCAAAACGAGCGCGCCGGTCAGGGCCGGGTTCGCCGTGTCGGCGACGGTGATGTTCGCGACACCAGGCGCGCCGGCGACGAACTCGGCGCTGTAGGTGTCCGTCGAGACGTTGAGGACACCGGCGGCGGGGTTGTCAGACGCCCAGGTGAGGGTGTCGGCGGTGACGGGTTCACCTTTGGCGTCGGTTTCGGCGACGGAGAGGAGGACTTGCTGGGTGTCGGTCAGGGTTGCCATGTGACGGTTTCCTTCGTTGTAGGTGGTGGGCGTGCCGTGACCGGCGCGGCCGGGTTGCGGGTAGGTGAACGGCGCGATCTCCGTCTTCAGCCGTATGGGGGTGGTGAGCCAGCGGTAGAAGATGTCGGCGATCTGGGTGACGGTGGTCGCGTGTTGCAGCGGGCCGGGGCCGTATTGCGGGCCGGGGGTGGTGGCGGCGGTGTAGAAGGTGACGGCCTCGAGGAGGGCGGCCTGCCGGTTGTCTTGCCCGTGCAAAAGCTCACACCTCCTAGGCGGCTTCGTGGTGGCGGCGTACCCGCTTCGTCGTGCCGGAGGTACGGATCGCGGCGTCCCGGGCCTTCTTCTCCGCGCACGCCACGTCAGGTAGCCGGTAAAGACGTCCGCTGCTGCCGGGGACAGCGGCGACGTAACCCTTGCGGACCCAGCCGGTGAAGGTGGACGCTGCGACACCAAACACCCGGGCGGCCTGCGCGGCGGTCAGGTACGTTTCGTCGTCCGGTCCAGGATCTGGGAGCAGCATGAGCCACCCCCGGACATGAAAAAGCCCCCGTCCGGGCGGGGGCATAGTTGTTCTCGCTGCATCTGAGTTTGCACCGCAGGTCAGGATGTGTCAAATGAGGCTCACGGTCATGACGCGACGGGTAGAGCGGCGGCGGCCCGTTCCTCCATGTCCTCGTAGTCGGCGAGTTTGATCGCCTGGCCGCAGTCACGGTTGACGCAGCGGACGTATGTGTCGCCTTCACGCCAGGTGAGGGACAGTTGGCCGCATCCGTGGCCGGGGCAGCGCAGCGTCTTGGTGTGGATCCCGGTTCCGGTTTTGGTTCGGTTGCGGAGGCTGCGGTGCCAGTCGCGGATTTCTTCGCCGAGGGGGACGGCGATGTCGGGGTGGCGGATCATGCCGTCCCAGTGGTGGATGATCCACACGATGGTGTCGGTGAATTTGTCGGCGAGGAACCCTCGCCGGTCTGGTGCTCCGTCGTCGGAGCCGAAGCGGATTTTCCACCAGGAGCATTCCCAGCCGTAGAAGACGGCGTCGAGTTCTTCGAAGATGTTGAACTCGGGGGATGGGGAGCGGTGGCCGGGGGTGCCGGAGATTCTTTCGCCGAGTGCGACTGCGGCGGCGTATCCGTCGGCGTTGGAGGTCATGTGTGCGACGATCCTGCCGATTTCGCCTAGTTCGCGGCGGATGGTGGCTTTGCAGTTGCCGCACCACGGGTCGCCGGGGGTGGCGGTGATGTCTGGTTTGACGGGCCGTGACTGG